GAAGGTCAGAGACCTCTTCAAGGATTGTGTCTACCATACCAACTGCAAGAGCAAGAAAGGCAAGGAAAGCCGCAAGCGCAAGTTCCTCCGATGGAAGGGCTTAATCTAAAAAATATTCCACCTAAATAAACGGATAAAAGATAGGTAGAGAAATTTCTGCCTATCTTTGCCTATTATTAATAATGTGTATCAAATATGATTTATAAAATAGTACAAGGAAATAGTTTCAAACTACACATCTTGGTGCGGAAGATGGACGTATCGAAAGAGTTCCAGCGACTCGTTGACTTCGATATGAATCTTGCTACCGACATCATGGTTGAGTTGTCGGGCTGTTTCTGCAATACAATTTCTGTTCCAGTTCAAGTAGCAGGAATCCAAGGCAACGTACTGATTTGTGACATTCCTTCCACCCTTGATTACGGAAACTATAACGTCAGGGTATCATGGAAGTATGATGGTAGCGAAATGGTCAGCATCGAGCGCAACCTTCTGAGAATCGTAGAACACAACTCTATGAGTAATGTCCCTATCGGCATCACGGAAGGAGAGCATACAGGCTTATTCAACCTTCGATACTACATCGTGACAGAGAATCAGTCTACTTGCCCTATTTCTTTCATCGTTGATAACGCTAAGTTCAGCTATACCATCAATGGGGAAACCCAAATGGTGGAGAATCAGGAGAATTTCGTAATTAACGGAACTATCAGCAACGGAAAGAAACTGGAAGCTCAGTTCATGCCTATAGAAGGTTTCAGCATCGGTCAGGTAAAGGTTATCATGGACGGAAAGGACGTTACTGCTGAATATTACAACAGCAACACCCACAAGGTTTTCATCCCAGCTGTGTCAGGCTATGTTACCATCACAGCAAGCGGAACCGTCAAAGCAAGCTATTATGGAGCTTCGTCAGCCAAGAACATGAGTGAGTTGAACATGGAAGACCTTACACTTATGGAAGGCACTCTTGTCGGTCAGACTCTCACCATCACAACCACGGAAGAGAAACCATACATCTGGTTTGCAAGCCGCCAGCCGCTCATCTTCAACCAATGCGGTTTCGAGACTTCAATGAACACCACCAAACTGGGTTACCTCTACTATTATTGGTCGGACGAACTGGTAGCTGGTGACGATAACGAATATCAAATTAAACTAAAAGAATAATATGGCAGAAAAGAAAAAATACAACAGCATCCTCATCAGTGGGCGCAAAGACCAGACTCTGACATATTCAAAGTACGTCAAAGACGAGGAATCGGGAGAATCCGTCAAGGAATCACTCGACAAGAAGGTCAATGTCACCGATGAGTTAACAACTCAGCAAATCAAGGATGGTGCTATCACCAATGAAAAGATGGCTGCTGATTCTGTTGGTAACACCAATCTCCAAGATGGTTCTGTCAGCAACGAGAAGCTGGAGGATGGAAGTATCACCAATGAGAAGTTGGCAGAGAACTCCATCACCAAAGACAAGTTGCAGGACAAAACAATTGGTGTAGAGAAGTTAGACAATGAGCTTCGTCAGGCTATTGCCGCAGCCACTGGTCTTCCTGAGAATTTGGTAGAAACCATCCAGAACGTAGATGATACGCTTAGAGACCATCAGAGCCAGTTGGATGATAAACAGTCACAGATTGATGATAAGCAGCAGCAAATCACCGCCAACGATGAAGACATTTCATTGTTGCAGATTCGCAGTACTCAGATGGAAGAAACTATCAAGGGTATTGCTGCTACAGGTGGAGCAAGTCAGGCAACAGCCGTGACTTATGATAATGAAAAATCTGGCTTGGATGCAGTAAACATTCAGTCAGCCATTGATGAAATCATCAACAACTTTGGTCACTACGAAACCAATGAGGAATGGTTGCGAGCATACACAGATACAGAAGGCAAGTTCCTTTGGGGAATCCGTGTAGATGGTAGCATCGACTGGTCTGTAGGCATCCCAACACCAATCAGAACAAAGTTGCAGGAGATTGTCACCAAGTGCCAGCAGGATAAGACCGACCTTACAGAAGCCATTGCTACTGCCAAGGAAGAGTTAACCTCATCATTGCAAACCTATCAGCAAACAACAGATGCAAGCATCACAAAATTGCAGGAAGGAAAAGTAGACAAAGAGGAAGGCAAGTCTCTCATTGAAGATGAAGTAAAAGAATGTTTTAGAGTTATTGAGAATGAGGAGTTCATCTATGCAGTAATTGATTCTGATGATAAGGTTCTCTTCGGTATCTACAGAGACTCAGGAAAGCCCTATTTTCCTCTCAATGAAATGTATCATGTTGAACAGAATGAAGAGTTCTCCGCTGTCTGGCTTGATGCTGTTAACCATGTACTCTTTGGTATCAGAAGAGACGGACAAATCATTGGTGAAATCCATGCAGTCAATGCCTTGAAGAAAGTTATCTCTCAGCTTCAATCAGACCTTGCATCATTGCAGGAAAAGGTAGGTACAATAGATACTAATCTCAAGGAACTTCTTGATGTTTTCTCTTTGCAGGAGAATCCAGAATTTCTTGCAGTAGAGAAAGATGCAGATGGAAAGATACTTTCTGCAACAAATCCTGATGGCAGTCACTATATCCATAATGCTAAGTCTGAAACCATTCCTGAAGAGTTTTCGCATATTGAAGACCCTGAAGGGAGAATGGAGATAACAACAGATTCTGATAATAAGGTAATGTCATATCGCGACTCACAGGGCAAGAAGCATGAGCACGATATGGATATTGCAAATCTTGACGTTTCAAACCTTAACCTCAAAGGTAATAGCGTGAACAATATTCAAGATGCACTGAAAGCTAATGGATTTGATGTAAAAACTCCTATAGATTGGAGTGATTATATTTCAAACGATGGAAAGAATCCGCTCTATATCCCTGAACCACGATGTGCAAGAATAAATATAAGTGGAATAGACTCTATGCCAACATCTAAATATGCCAACAACAAGGCTTACTTTGAGATGTGGGATATGCAAGGAAATTACTTTAAAAAGAGAGTCATCATAAATGCACAGGGAAACACAACTATGCAATATCCAAAGAAATCATTTGCATGTGATTTCTTTGATAATGATTGGGATGGAGATGTCTTTGCCATGAAGATTGGAGATTGGGTAGCACAAGACAGCTTTCATTTCAAGGCACAGTATTTAGACTTTTTTAAGGGAGTCAGTATTGTTGCCTACAAAGTTGTACAAGAGGTATGGGCATCAAGAAGTCCTATATATAGTAACCCTTGGAAAAAGGCACTACTTGCAAATCAAAGTATTACATCAGGTTCTTTTGAAAACCAAGGTATTGATGACCTTTCCCTGCAAAAAGATACAGGTGCTAAATGTGTACCAGATGCATTTCCTTGCGTAGTTTACCTAAATGGTGAATTTTATGGTCTTTTCAATTGGGCATTGAAAAAGCACCGTGATAATTATCACATGGACAAGTCTTCTGGTCTTCATATTCATATTGATGGAGGTAACTACCCTTTTCTTTTTCCTTTGGACTGGACAAAGTTTGAGGTAAGAAACCCTAAAGGACTTCTGACAAACGTACCAAAGGGCAGCGGATTTGAGAAATATGATGGTGATTTTCCAAAAGAATTGCTTGGTAAGGACACAGATGGCTATGATACATCAAATAAAACTCATATACTCAGTAATCAAGTAAAGGAGGCTGTAGTGGAGTTTAATACTCTAGGAAGAACTCTCAATGCAATGGACAAAGAAGAGGGTGATAAGTATCTTGCCGAACATTATGACTTGAACAATCTCATAGATTGCTATGTTATGCAGTATGTGTTCGCTGATGAGGATGAGGAAAATAATTGGCAATGGGTAACATACGATGGAAAAAGATGGTATGTCTGTGAATACGACAAAGACAGAACTTTTGGTCAAACATATCATTGTAGAGGTGTGAGACCAGCCAATAGTAAATTGAATGCCATAAATATAAATACGGAAAACTATCCATTCAAGTTCCTATATACCTATCATAAGGAAGAGATAAAAGCAAGATATGAGGAATTGAAAGCACTCGGTATATTCACTCCAGAACATTTTATCTCATTGTTGAAAGATTGGGTTGACAGATTTTCATCTGCTGATTTCAAACTTGAATACAAGAAATGGTCTGAATCTCCATCCAACAGGAATGACTTGGTTGATAGGGAGCATTGGAAGGTAATAGATTATAGTTATGCAACAACAAATAGCTATGACAATAATAAAACCTACAAAGTAGGAGAAACTTGTTTTTATGGCAAGCTGTTGTACACTAAGTTTGAGTGTATAAAGGAATCCACAGGTAATCCTCCGCAGACAGGATTTTACAATGAAAAACCTTATGATATGGGTTATCATGATTCTATCTGGAGAGCCATCAAATTCATAATTGAAAGGTTTGAGTATGTAGATGTGAATATAAAGAATTTAGTATAAACATAAATAATTATAAGTATGAAAAAATGTTTGATAACAAAACTTAATGGAATAATCAATAATGATTCCATTTTGAGAGTAGGAGAATTAAGGCTTTCTTTTACACCGACAGGAAGCTCTAAGGAATTAAGTATAAGTTTAGAAAGTCAGAAACTATCCATTATTGGAAATGGATATTTTACGAATGCCTCTGGTTTAAACTTAGGAAAAACTTTAGATAGTTCTGTTGGTGGCACCACGACTTTTTATGTAAGTGATGGTGAATTTGAACTTTCTATTCCTAACAAATATAAACTTTGTGGCTTAAAAGTAAAAAATTGTAGTATCAGCGATTTGGCTGAGTTAAAGTATTCGCCTTTATTTGTATATTTTGAAACTGTTAATTTTAAAGTAAGTGGAGATATTGCAAATTTATCGGAATTGAAGAAATTGACAAATCTGTCTTTATCAAACACCCAAGTAAGTGGAGATATTGCAAATTTATCGGAATTGAAGAATTTGACAAATCTGGGTTTATTAAACACCCAAGTAAGTGGAGATATTGCAAGTCTTGCAGGTATGACAAAATTGAGTTATGTTTCATTAGCAAATACCCAAGTAAGTGGAGATGTTGCAAGTTTATCAGGATTGAAGAATTTGACCATCTTGTTTGCAGGAAAAAACAATTATGGTGATGTTGCGGTTCTTTCTCCTGTATTACAGTTTATTAATATGAATAGAAAATCAGCAACTTGGTCAACAAGACCAAGCTCTTCAACTATCATAGCCATGGAATATGTTAATTTTGGAAACGAAGTTGATAAAATGCTACAAAACCAGGCACAATGCGTAAAGCCAAAAATACAGAATGAACAAGCTTGGCAAAGAACTATTAATGTAATAGGAACTCGAACAACAGTATCAGACGATGCAGTTGCAGCATTGCAGGGAAAAGGTTATACCATAATTGTAAATCCTGCATAACACAGTAATAACAATTTAAACAAAGTAAAATATGAAAAAGTTAACAAAGAAGTATAAGGTAGTGCATGAGGGAACCAAGATGGTGTTCCCTCTCACAGAAGAAGGTGACAATGCTGAGGTATTCCCAGCAGTAAATACCACCGCAGTAGAGTTTGACACATACTCAGAAGCCAAGGCTTACGTAGATGAGCATAACTTGGTGTATGAGGAGCCAAAGTATGGGGAGTAAACCATATATTGATAAAGAAGAATGGGAGTGTTGTTTAGCACTCCCTTTTCTTGTATTCACTCTTCAAGTTTTTCTATTCCTATCATCGTTCACATTGTTGAATCTACGTCTGTTCTCACGCTCTTCACGTTCTTCACGCTCTCTTCTCCAATCGTCACGATAATCAGGCATACGCTCACCCATACGCTCCTGCTTCATCTTTTTCAGACAAGACATAGCCTTGCTGCCAAAACCAAGCATAGACTCGATGTTGTCATACAAATCATCGAACTTATCTTCTGTAATCTCAATCATTACCATAATCTTCTTACCTTTATTAGTTCTTACTGAGCTTCAAGGCATCAGACAGAAGAGATTTAATTTCGGATAGCGTACCCTTCACTCCGTTCATGTCAGATTTCAGGTTACTGATGTCCTGCTCTTGCTGCTTATCCTTGGCAATCTGAGGATTGAGTTTGGCTAGCATTTCATCACATGATTCCACTACTGCCTTATTGTAGTCAACACTCTCCAAGATACCTTTTGCTTGTCTGAGCATGGAATCAACCTCAGCACACATAGCATCACGGCTATCACTGACCACCACGCCATTAGTTCCTGAGTTGGCTATCTGAGCGGTGGATGGCAGTTTCTCGAAGTTGAGTTGCTGTTCTCCAACCTTCACCTTTACATCAACCGTTGTGTCGAAGTTCGGCACTTGATTCGGGATGTAAGTTGTCGGGAACTTTTGCTGATGCAATCACCTGAAATTCAGATGTTCTTAGATGCTGCAAATATAAAAAGGAATAATGGAAACATAATAATTTAGGATATTTTTAATAGTTAAACTTTATAAATACTTACAGATTGATAGATTTACACAAGAAATAGAGGTAAAAAGTTTCAGATTGGAAGCATTATCCCCCGAAAGCCTAGCACTTTCAGGGGATAGTCATATATGTATTACTTCTCAGCCTTCGCCTTCTGGCTAGCCACAACTACCTTGTTAGCCTTCTCCAGCACGGCAAGAATCTTCTTTCTCAGTTCACGAATCTGTTTCATGTCCTCAGCATTGTAGGCATCCTTGCCATCATCCAAGAAACCTTTCTTCAACTCGGAAATCTCCTGCTTATCAAGAGCAATCTCGTCAATGGCATCAATGGCTGCCTTGTTGGTGTTGTAGTAGACATCACTCTGACTAGGAGCCGTATCAACCAAGAGGTCGTAGGAAGTCTTGAATCCGTTCAACTTAGTGTAGAGTTGTTTCAGCTTCAAGTCCTCGAAATCATCCTTCGGAGTAGCATGAGCCTTGTATATATCCTCGGCATTCAACTTATGAGGTCTATACTCCTCCCCACTCTCCTCAGCACGTTCCTTCTTCTTGTCTTCCTCATACTTCTTCACCTTCACATCATCCTGCTTGTACTGCTTATACTCCTCTGAGCCGTAGAACCGTTCCAGCATAGAGTAATCTCCATCCACATTAGCTTGTTTCTTCAACTTGCTCAGAGTATTGGCTGCTCGGTCGTGATTCTCCTTCATATCCCAGAACTCATCACCTTGTTTCTTAGTAACTGGTCTATCATCAGGATTGCTGACGAACTTGCTGAATAATGGAATATCAGCCACCTTGATTTCCTTCGGGTCGTTGAGTGACTTGGTAAGGACACCGAGCACCTGACTGCCCATGGTGTAAGCACCACCGAGATAAGAAGACAATACATGGTCAACCACGGCAGGGTTATTCAGATTGTATCTTGGGTCACCAAAAGCATCAATACTATTCTGCTGCACATCAGGATAGTCGTTTCCGATTGAGTTAACCATCTTGGATGCACGTACCAACCAATCAGGAGTGCCCACGTATGCCTTGGTAAAGTTAGGGTCATACTTGTTGTACTCTGTTTCCTTGAATAATGGCTTGCCAGTGAAGTCAACATTGAAAGCCAACTCAAAGACTGGGCGAATAGCATTCGGCATCAGACTGACCGCAACATTTCCGTCATATCCAGTAGGGTCGAGCGGAAGCATATCAACGACCTGACCGAGCAAATCTTCACCATACTGACTCCAACTTTCCTCAGCCAACTCGCCACCCATCATCTTGGATGCAATCATATCACCTATTCCATAAAAGGCACGGAACTCCTGAGCAAGCGGAATCTTTATATACTCATGAGTGAACGGAACCCACATAATCAGGTTATTTCGTCTATCCCACTTGGTGAACTGCCAGTACTTATCCTTATCATCATCACCACCCAACAGACTCATCAGGGCAGCGTTAACGATAGGAACCAGCACGCCACTCATCAACCATGATGCAGTAACAGCCGTAAACTTGAAAGGATGATGCTTGGCAAGCGCACCAAGAGTCTGCAAACTCTGTACTGCTGGGTTGATGAAGAGATAAAGGTTTCTTATCATCTGCCAGCCATATTCTCCAGTACCCTTGCGGTTGAAGTTCAGGGTAACGTCCTTGGCATCATTCACAGCTTCATCAATGGAACGTCCATACTGAATAGAGGTCATGTAAACCGCAAATCGGTTACTATCCTCAATCATTCTGTTCAGGAACTCGATACTATCCATGATGGTATGCCCTACCTTTACTGGGTTAGCCTTCCATCTATCCAAATCCTTCAAATCATTCTTGAATTTCTTCTTCAAGTCTTCCACATCAAGCGAAGAAACAAAGCCAGTCTCGCCACCATTCATCATGAAGTCATAGAACATCTGTTCCTTTGGAGTAGCGTTTCCGTTGTTTACCTTATCTCTCAACTTGCCGTTCTGATAGTCTCTCAGCATGAAACCGAGATTCCAAGAGGTAGCAAGATTCTTTCTGAGCAGATAGTTGTACTTTGCATCCTCACGAATAGCGGTAGATGCCAGTGTCATGGTCAGGTCTCGGAAGTAGTTGGAAGGGATGAAGAGAGGTGAAAGACTGGTGTAGGCAGCAGCCATCTTTCTTCCCAACCAAGCAGCAGCCCTATCCAGTTTGCCGCTCTGAATCTCTCTTACTCGGTGTGCTCTAGTGTTGTTCATCGCCTGAGCCAACTGCGGGTCTCCATTCACATAGATAACATACTCCTCGCCATCCTTCATCACTCTTACTTCATGTTCTCTCTCCTCGCTATGAGTCTGAGGATAGGCAATGTTCAGTCCGTCTCTCTTCTGGGTAGCATCGCCAGTCTGAGCCATATTCTCCATCTTCTGCTCGAAAGCATCAATGGCAGCCTTCACCTGATTGCTATCCATCTGAGAAGTAATCTGAGGTGTAGCAGGAATCCACTCTTCATTTCCGTTGGCATCCGTACTCTTCACGTACCAAGCCTTGCTCAGGGTAAGAAGAGAGGTAGGATGATTCTGAGCCAAGAGCATCAGGTGTTGTTTCACCCAGTTCTTGTTGTTGAGCAGGATTCCGCTCTCTGCCATATTCTCGATGTAGGCGATAGGGTCGTCAGCGATAGAGGTTCGTCCGTGTGCCGTCTTCAAGGTCTGATTGAACGCACCCTTGCCACCACCTACATAGTCCCATACTTGGTCGGCAGTAGTGCCATCCCATCCACGGAGAGGAATATAATGGCTGTACATATCACGCACATACTGATAAGTATCTTTGCTCATCATGCCAGCCTTATAGCCATCACGGAGAATCTTCTTGGTAGCCGCATTCGTAGCATTCCATAAGTCTTGCACCTCAGCAACATGATTACTCTCAATATCCCTTACCAGTTTATGGGCAGCTTCCTCAAAGTCCGAGCCGCCGAAGAGCTTATACAAGCCTGAGTAATCATTGACGGCACCATTTTCATCATAGCGGAAATCCATATAAGAAGGAGAATATTTCGTTCTGAGAGCATTATCTCTCTGTCTCCAAGTAGTGAAATCCACTCTACCAAACTCCAAATCGCTGTCATTGGTAATGCGGTTCATATCGCCCTTGTAAGCCCTGTATGCCGCACTTCTCTGAGCCACATCCTCAAAGTCTGCATCCAGTGACTTCTTGAAAGCTATCTGGGCATCACGCTCCAAACCATGCTTAGCCATCATGTAGATACGAACATTATCATAGCTGTCACCAAGTATCTTCTTCATCTGATGATAAGCCTTTCTCAATGGCTGCAAGAACTCATTGTTGTACTCCTCAAACTCGTTCTTTCCCTTGCCATGACTGCGGTTCTCGGCAGTATAGGCATCCTCAGCCATATTCAGGCGGTCAACACCCACTTCCTTCATGATAGCTTCCTGAGCCTTACGGATAGCCAGCATACTATCTTGGAAGGCGATACGTTTCAGAACAGAACCACGCTGCAACTCTCGGTTGAACTCTCCAAGGGCAGTATCATCACTCAGAAGATGCTGCTCGTAGGTTGGAGCAGTCTTCCACAGAGCCATCTGTTTGCGGTACTCGTCCACTCTCCTCAGGAAATCAACAGCACTCTCGCCAGCGTTGCGTTGTGGGATGGTTGGCCTCTGTGCATCCTTAGGCAGATTATTATCCTTCTTCCACTGGTTCAGGTCATGCTCAAACTGGTCATATCGCAAGGAGAACTTGGTATTGCCATCCTCAGGAGTAGTTGGGCGCAAGGTGTTCTGCAAGAGAGGAGCAATAACATGTTCCGTCAACTGTGTAGGAATTCCGTTGCCGATGATTGTATGGCTCAGGTTCTCAGAGGAGAATGGCATCTTGTAATCATCGCTCACTCCTGATACTCTTGCAAGCACTCTGCCCATGGCACGATATACCTTACCATCCGGCATCACAATCACGTCACCACTCTTGGTTCTGAGTGTTGGCAGGAGTTCATCAGCGAAGGCATGAGGAACCTTTCCGTCAGCGTAGGCACTACCCATCACATATAATGGCTTGTCTATGTGTCTCCAGTCAATGCCATCAGCCTTCAAGCGAATATCCATCCAAGGAGCCACACCATTCTTCTTCTCGGTCAGGGTCGGGATAATATCAGCCACAGCTTCATACCATCCTCTCTTGTGTGCCATCTTCTTTGGTTTTTCAGGGAGTTTGCCATCACGAACCGCACGGACAATCAATCTCTCTCGGTTGGTGTAGCCGCCATAGTCAGCAGCGTTATACACATCTGCATCCCAAGTGTAGCCGTTGGCATCCAGAGCATCGGTAATAGTCTTCAACGCTTCCGAATCCTTATAGCCCTTCACATTTTCAATAGTCACCACCTTTGGTTTCACAGCATTGATGAACTCGGCAGTACTAGCAGCAGTCTCCTTGTCAAGTTCCACCTCAGCATGGTTACTCTTTGCCTGAGAGTAGTTCTTGCAGACTGGGCTGGCATGGAAGTACTCCACCTCGCCATCTATCTGCTTCACCAACTCCTTAGGGTCAACATCACGAACATCAGCAGTAACGATGTGCTGCCCGAAGTTATTGCGATATACACCGCTTATCTTCTCGTCATACTCCACTGCCAAAACTGGGTCGATGATACCCTTCAAGCCTTCCTCAACAAGACCGCCACCACTAAAGTAGGTTCCAGCCTTAATGAGAGTGCCATCCTTCAGGGAGAACTTAGGTTCCTCGCCAGCAATCTCTGCCTTGCGGTTCTCGCCCAGAGCCTGAGCAATATGAATCATCTTCTTGTTAGCCATCTGCCAGCCGCTAGGCATATCCTCGATGGCTGACTTAATAGCATCATCCACCTCATCAGGAGTATTCAGACTCTTCAAGTCCTCAGCCATATCAGCCGCCCCACTCTCCTTTCCGTCAGCCATATCACGTAGAGAGAAGGACACATCGCCCACGCCCAAGAAAATCTGGTCTTTGCGAGCCACGTCCTCAGTAGATTCAGCGAGAGATTTTCTTCTCTCCTCAGGAGTCATGTTCAATCGGGCAGATACGTTGCGAGCTTCCACCTCTCCTGAGAGACGATTATAGCCATCATATCCGATTCTGCTAGACTTCTCCAATCTCTCAATCTGCTTGGTAAGGTCGTTGTATCTATTATTGATTTCGTACTTTCGTCTCTGCTGCTCCTCAGGAGACATAGCATAGAACTCCTTTGCTACTGCATCTTTTTCAGCCCTCAACTTGGCGATAGCATCCAAGGCATTCTTGTCAATTATTATTTCACTATTGCCGCCTTGTGCAAAGCCTTCCTTATCCTGAATATAGTGCTGAATCTCGTGAACCAAGGTCTTTTTCAGACTATTATTCGCCAACTTATAGTGTGTGTCCATGTCGTACTTTATAGCCTCACGAATATCTCCAAGGTTCAGCGTAATGGCATTATTATAGAAGACACCACCACTCTTTGCTCTACCCTTCAAAATCTTCATATCCTTCAATTCAGGATAAGCATCAAACAACTCAGGGTATTCCTTAAACAAATCGTTTGGTTTCTCTACAATATCAGAGAGAGTCAGAGTCTTCTTATTCACCCATTCCTTCGGGTCACGGAGAACAACATCAGGCATTTCGTATCTCCACTTACCATCAGCACCACGCTCCCAGCCAGTAGCTGCCTTGATAGCCTTAGCCTTCTTTTTGTTCTTCTCCATATCCTTTGCCACAGAGAGATTATCCATACGGAAGGTACGCTCCTCTGCCTTGTCAGCAGCAGTCGCACCACGCTCACCAGCGAGAGAGAAACGGATATTGTCGCTGCTATTGAGAGCTTCATTAAAGGCACGCTTTCGGTCTGCATCGTTCTTTTCGTCATACTCAAAGATTGATACACCAGCATTCTTCAATGCCTCCTTCACCTCTTTCTTGGTAGTAGTAGGAACAACAGCAGCAGAGAACTCATCAAATCTAACTGGACGTTCAAACTTGGTTTCAAAGTACATGGCTGGGGACTCTTCCTTGATAGCCTTAACCATTTCCTTCAAACGTTTAGTGTCCGCATCAGAGAAGTCCACGTTGTACTCCTTCTTCAAGTATGCTTGTGGGTCGCTGGTCATTGCAGCCTCAGAGAGTCTTGCCAAACCATAATCGTCAAAAGTACCAGTTGCATCAGGCTGGCACTTCATGCCAAGTTCAAAGAATACATTCGACCACTTTTCTCTGAAATCATCAAATTTCTTACGGTCAGAAGTCAGCAAGTCTTTCTTGGAGCGAATATCCTTCAATGTTCCATAAGAAGGCATCAACCTAGCAGCAAAGTTTTGGAAAGATACAGACGCACCAGTTGCACCATTTCGACCTTGTTTCTTCATTATTTTGGAAACATTCTCCAAGGTGTTTGGCACATATCTACGATTGCCACTAGGAGTAAAGCCATCAAAGATTACCTCCTTAATGCCATATTCCTTTTCCTTACCTTCCAGCCAAGTATTGAACTCATATGTCAGGTTATTGGTCTTGATGTAGTCTTCCACATCATTAAGCGTAGCATTCGTATCAACGCCACTCTTACGATGGTCATACTCTACATCACGGACGAAGGTCTGCACGCCCTTATAGTTGAAACCATATTCATCATATAGTTCAACATTCTCCTTGGCAATGGCATATCTCATTCCACCCTTAGCACCAGCATCAACGATAGACTTATTTCTTTCCAGCCAAGCCTTGGTCTTCTCCTCATACAAATTCTTATCGCCATCAAACTTTGCCTCAATGTACATATCCAAGACCTTCTGAGCATCAGCCTTGCCGATACCATAGATATTGAAGTCTCCAGCAGTAATAAACTTCAACTCGTTATATGCTTCATCACTAAACTTAGGCTGAATCATCTTCGGTTCAGAAGCCACACCCTTCTCATGAAGGAAGAGATACTTCAAACCTGAATTGGCGTCCCCATCTAGCCATCGGTAGATACCATTTCTTACTTCATGTTGCATTTCCTTCGGAACGGATAACACATCTTTGTTTACTTGCTCTGAACCCTTATCGCTTATATGTCTCTCTACTTGCGGATAAGTAGGAGTATAAGCATCACCTTGCCAAGTACCTGCATTCTTTCCAGTTCTCTTAGCAATCTTATCGGAAGGCAGAATCAAGGAAATGCCACCATACGCCTTATGGTCTTGCCTACTAGAGTCAATGACTGCCACAGACGGATTGGCAAGACCACCTTGCTTGATAGCCTTCAACAGCTTCTCTTCTGATATGTTATGCACTCCTGCAAGAGTTTTTTCGTCCTTCAATGAAAACTTTTCGCCATTTTCCTTGGTAGTTTCAGAAGAATTGTCTATCTTTGCAGCAGAGCTGAGCGGAGGAGTGGAAAGGCTTTCCACCTTATCATCTTTAGGAGTTAACATAATGAGTTCGCCGCCATTTCGTTCAGCTTGTCTTTTTATTCTCCCAAGATTTCTTTCATCAAGTGTATACCAACCAACAACTTCAACATTATTCTTGTTGTCGTTTACTTCCAACACGGTGATAGGACTTTTATCATCTAACTTGATTGCAACCCAATGGTTAGGTTTCTTTGTTGGCTGTGTATGCCCTACCAAATCTGTATTGTATAAAGCATCATTCAATATCTTTTTGCTTTCAGCAGGAGTAAACTTGTGAGCATTCCAATTCTTCTCAAAGATATTCTTCTTGATAACAACCGGCTTTCCGTTTGCACCTATTGCTTTATCTACATTCTTTGGAAGAGTAGGAAGCTCAACATTACGAAAAGCATCAGTAAAGTCTTCATCCGTCAATTCATCAACGGACTTAATCTTATCCAGCTTCAACGTGCCATCCTGATTCAGAGGGTTCCCCTGATTATCTTTCAACGAGAACTTAGTAGAACTCATGCCATCAATGAGATTATCAACCATACCATAGCTATCAGCCACCGCCTTCTTCAAAGCAGCAGGAATCTCGGTAGGAACATCTTCCTTTCTTCTCATTCGTCTTACCACATAATCTATAGCTTGGGCAGCATCAGAAGTAAAGATGCCAGTCTTGTAGTTGTATGACTGGTCATTGTTCATACCATAACCAACATCATGTGTCTCATGTGGGAGATTCTGCAATTCGGTCAGCACCTCTATCGCCTTGGCATTGTCGGCAATATCCTTCATGTTGCCAATGGCAGCACTAACAATCTGGTCAACCTCTTCATCAAGCAAGCCCTGCTTGGTAGCCGAAGACTTCACCTCATTGTCCGAGATATTAGGATATACCTCAGTAGGATGAGCCACACGACCATCAGGCAAAGTGATATAGTATCTTAGTGGACGATTTGTAATATCGCTCACAACATAGCTATCAGCAGTAGGCTCATACACTCTCTTCTCCTTGCCGCCAGCAGTCTCTTCGATGTGATAAGGAACACCATTCACCTTATAGGCATCCTTCAATGTAGAAAGGACTTCCTTCTTCTCTTCATCGCTGAGTTTCTTGCCAGCTTCAAAGCGGACTGGTTTTGACTTCAACGAGAACTTGGTGTGCTCTGTGATTTTCATATCCTCAGGTTTGAAGATAACATAGTTGGTATCACCTTCCTCAGCACCACCCATGATGGTTCCAGCAGGATATTTGATTCCAGTGAAGCCTAGAGAGGAAAGGAACTTACTTACATCCTTTGGATTGTAATGCATCATCGTTGGAAGAACCGTAGTATATACATATTTAAAAGGTAAATCCAGTTTGAATCCCCTCTTCTCAAAAGATGAAATATCAACACCATTCTTAGCCAAAGCGTCACGAATAGCATTTATTTGTTTCTCAGTCAAAGTCTTCTCCCATTCCAGATAGTTACTGCCATTATCCTCAGGAATATTCACCTCATAGAGATTGCGATTTGTGGTTGGGTTTGGGTTGAACCAATCTTCTGGTTTAGTTGATACAAACCAATCATATTCTTCTTTCTTTGATATGTTTGATTTATCATTGTCTGAAATTTCACGCAAGATGTTTTTGACATAATTATAGTCTCTAATTCCACCATCAAACAATGTTGCAATCAAATCAGTGAAAGTTTTTTTGTTTTTGCCTACATATTCTACATCTTTGTCTGGGTCATATTTGATACTAGCATAGTCCTTACCTATCTTCTTTGAAGAGGTAACATAGCCGCCCCAACCGAACACTTGGGAGCCAGCACCCTCGCCCATGTAGTCGAAATCAAACTCTGTGAAGTCAGCACCGCTACCATGATACACCTTTAACGAGAATTTAGTAGCATCAGCTATCTCCTGATTGATGCTATTCACAACATCATCAGTAACAATATCACCCTCCTGAATCTGCTGAGGTTCACGACCAGCATTCTTCACAAGTTCCGCTTGCTCTGCTCTGGTCAAGATACGGTTCACCTTCATTGCACCAGTAATCACCCAAGGGTCAGTCTCAGGGTTCGGGTTGGTACGATACATATAATAGCCATCAGTAGGCAGATGTTTTAAACCAGCCAATGAGTGCTGATACTTGCCAGATGGATTGATACCCTCTTGGCGAGCTTCCTCCTGATAATCTACATCAGCAGCATACTCCACCTCAGCGAAGACGAAGTTCTTAGGGAAGAGAGTCTTGTTTCCCTCAGCATCCTTGCGGTTGAACTGGATAGCGTAAGGCACTACACCAAGATGCCAGCCTGGTCTATAGGCTAGCTTACCGCTACCGCCTTGTGTGCCCTTGCCGCCCTGCTTAACCTGAGGTCTTCCAGTCTTGCTTTCTCCTGCAATAGGAGCAGCATCAGCATCGAGCCACACACCAACAGGAGTAGCTGCACCATCAGGGTTCGCTACCATTGGTGGATAGAGTTTGCCATCCTTTAGCACGAACACCTTATAGCCGATACCCTTCTTCTTAGGCTCAGGTTTCTGACGGAGAGAGAATGAAACATCTTCGCCAGTTTCAGAGTTTGTCACCTGACCATTGGCGGTCTTCACATAGGCTTGTTCGATAGAGCGGATGATGTTCTTGGTCACATAGCTATACTCAGTACCAAAGAATGCCAACTTAATCTTCTGCAATATCTCATGGATAGCAGCGAGCAGAGGATGAGACATCTTCATAGCGAGAGTGTGAGCAAGGTTTAAGTCACGAATCATTTCACCTACCGAATCAGCAACAACCTCCTCAGCATAGTAATCTCTAGCACGTCCAGAGAATCCAGCATTAGAATATCTCTGCATGGTCTCATCTACCGCCTTGTCGAAGGCATCAGAGCCATAGGTATCAAGCACAAGCTGAGTCAACTCATTGTATGCAGCAGGGTTCAGGCTCTTGATTTGGTGGGTCATTTCGTGACCGAAGATAAACTGAGCACCTTCCGTGATAGAAGAGTCAAGAGTGATGAAGATGGTACGATGCACGTTGCCATCAGCATCCTTGGTTTCCTGAATCCAGCCGTTGCCCAACTTGTCCGAGTACTGCCATTGAATGTTAGCACC